AAAAATCGAAGAGGTGCAAAAAATGAAATCAACAGGCATTGTCAGGAAAATCAACGGGCTCGGCAGGATTGTGCTCCCGGTGGGCGTGAGACGGATGCTGGGCATTGAGATTGGCGACGGCGTCGAGATCTACGCGGACGGCGGGGACGTCATCCTGCGCAAGCATGTGCCGGGGTGCGTGCTTTGCGGCGAGGTCCGCGACACCATCGACTACATGGGCGCCTGCGTGTGCCGCAAGTGCGTGGCCGACGCGGCCGCAACCGCGAAAGGGGGCTGCGCCGTATGAAAGTCATCAGCATCGTAAATCTCAAGGGCGGTGTCGGCAAAACCGCCACGGCCATCAACATGGCCGCCATCCTGGCGACGGAGCACAGCAAGCGCGTGCTGCTGATCGACGCAGACCCGCAGGCAAACGCAACGCGGTTTTTTGGCGGCGAAAATGCGCCGGTGAAGCTTTGCGACGTGTTTACGCATCCGGATGCGTGGGACAGCTACTGCTGGATGACGCAGGTCAACGGCGTGGACATCATCCCCGCCAGCATGGACCTGCTGCAGCTCGACGTCGCGGCGGCAACCGCGGACGCCAAGCTGATCCAAAATTTTGCGGACTTTGTCGGCGATATGCGCGACGAGTCGGACTATGACTACGTCCTCATCGACTGCCCGCCGGGCTTTACGGCGGTGTCGATCGCGGGCATCTCCGTCAGCGACGACATCATCATCCCGGCCAAGGTCGACGCCTTTGCCATCTCCGGCATCGACGAGCTGACGGCGCAGATCCGTGCCGTGCAGACGGTGCGCAGCGGCATCCGGATCGCCGGCGTGCTGGTGACGATGTGGCACAACGCCCCGGTCGTCACGCAGGGCGAGCAGTATCTGCGCGCCATGGACGTGCCGGTGTTTGAGACCACCATCCGCCGCACGGACAAGATGGACGAGGCGACCTTTGCGCGCCAGCCGATCAGCGACTACAGCAGATGGTGCGCGGCGGCGAGAGACTACCGCGACTTTGTGGACGAGTACCTGGGCAAGGAGGCGGCAGACGATGAGCAGCTTTAACCTTGCGGACTACATCCAGCCGCCGACCGGCGCCGCGAAGCCTGCCGAGCGCAAGCTGCAGATGATCCCCACGCGCAAGATCTTTGCCAACGACAAAAATTTTTATGACACATCCAAGGTCGACGACCTGATCGACAGCATCCTGATGCAGGGGCTGCTCGACCCGCTGACCGTCCGGCCGTCCGGAGACGGCGAGGGCTACATCATCATCTCTGGGCACCGGCGTCACCGCGCGCTGATGACGATCCTGGACGACCATCTCGCCGAGGACACAAAGCTCTTTGAGACAACACCGTGCTTTGTGCGCGAGCCGGGCGACGAGCTGATGGAGGAGCTGATGCTGATCCAGGCCAACAGCGCGACGCGCGTGCTGACCTCGGCGGAGACCTCCAAGCAGGTCGACCGTGTGCGCGATTTGCTGTACGGTCTCAAGTCCCAGGGCTACGAGTTCCCGGGCCGGATGCGCGACTATGTCGCCAGCGCGTGCAATATTTCGGCGTCCAAGATCGCGCGGCTGGACACGATCAAGACCAAGCTGATCCCGCAGATCAAGCAGTACTATGACGACGGCCGCATGCCCGAGAGCGTGGCCTACGAGATCGCCAAGTGCTCCGCGGACGACCAGCAACTGATCGCCAAGGTCAAGGGCAACGGCCAGGACGGCCTGGGAGCCATGCGCTGCGGCGAGGCCGAGCGCATCCTGAGCGACCGCGACAGTCTCGCCGCCCGCAAGTGCAAGTATGCATGCGGCGCCCCGTGCGGCAACATGGTCAAATCGCTGCAAAAGACGACCGGCAACTACATGCGCAGCTGCGAGCACACCTGCTGCATGGAGTGCTACGACATTGCCACGTGCGACAAATACTGCAAGGTAGCCAAGGACAGGCACCTGCAGCTCCGCGAGGATAAGGCCGAGGCCGAGCAGCGCGCGAACGACGAGGCTGCCAAGCGCCGCGGGGAGCGCGAGAGCAAGTGCCGCATCTACTGGGGCAGACTGACGCACGCGCTCGCCGCATACGGAGAGCAGGAGGCGGTCGCCGAGGCGCTGCACACCACTGTGGCGGGGCTTGCGAGTGGCGACACGTATTGGGCGCCTTACAGGAGCGTGGCTGTCGAGTCGCTCGACGCGCTGGTCGCGGCTGCCGACATCCTCGGCGTGACCACGGACTATCTGCTCTGCCGGACGGACAACCCGCACCTTACGGTGCTGCCGCAGCGCGAGAGCAAAAAGGAGGACGACAAGTGAAAATCTACATAGCAGGTAAGATCACCGGAGACCCGTACTATAAGGCCAAGTTTGCCCGTGCCGCGGCGGACATCGCCGATGCCGGCCACACGCCCATCAACCCGGCCATGCAGCCGGAGGGCATGAGCAACGCCGACTATATGCGCATCAGCTTTGCGCAGCTGGACAGCGCGGATGCAGTCGCGTTTTTGCCGGGCTGGGAGGACTCCAAAGGTGCACGGATTGAGCACCTTTTGGTGGAGTACACCGGCAAGCCGACGTATGACATCAAGTCTGCGCGCTATTACAGGTGGACGCTTGCGACGACACGCGAGGGCAAAATCCGCGGCGTCGTCGACGGGCGCTGGGATTTTAACGGCATGACACGCGACGAGGTCATGGATACGTTACGGCTTTGCATCGGCGCCAGCAAGGAAAACTGTGACAAGTGTCCGCTGCGCGACATCGACTGTTGTGATGATATACTGCTGCAGGCTGCCTTTGAGCTTCTGCAACATCATCAATTTTTAATCGACGAGCAGGAGGCCGGCCATGGCAAGTAATAATCACGCGTCGCGGGATTTGGCCGGCCTGTCACTGCGGCTGCACGAGCTGGCAATCCACACCGGGGACCTTAAACACAGCTGCCTCGGCTGCGGGCACGAGCACAACTGCGGCGTCCACGGCTGCGCGGTGCTGCTGGCGGCGGAGGATGCTGTGGTTAAGCTCAAGGCCTACGTGGATCTCGGGTTTGAGCCAGAGGAGTACAAGCGGACCATGAGCTCGGACATCATTGTCCGCTGCGCGGCTGCTGCGCTTGGCGTATCGGTCGAACAGCTGTGCGAGGTGGTTGCGCTTGGGAAGGCCGGGCGCTTGATGGTGCTGCCGGACGGGGAGGCGATGCCCAGTGATTAAGGCCGTACTTATCAGCATCCGCCCAAAGTGGTGCGAAAAAATTGCCAGTGGTGAAAAGACGATTGAGGTGCGCAAGACGCGCCCGAAACTGGAGACGCCGTTCAAGTGCTACATTTATGAAACACAGGGCTGGGTGGAGAAGGACGGCATCATGGAATTTAGACTCGGAGGGCGTGTTATTGGCGAGTTTACCTGCGACCGCATTTACGGGCTCGCACCTCTCAACCATGCACCAGACGATGTGGAGCAGCAAGCCTGCCTGACGCGGGAAGAGATCGTTCGGTATCTCAAGGGCGTCGGTTACGGCTGGCACATCTCCGGCCTGCGCATTTATCACCAGCCGCTGGAGTTGACGGAGTTCCGGCGGGCTTGCCCTAATGACCTATACTGTGAATCCTGCGCCATGTACAGCAACAACAACGGTATCTGCAACAATGGGGCTTTGCCGCTTCGCCACCCGCCCCAGAGCTGGTGCTATGTGGATGAGGGCCGACAATGGCTGAATGCATAGAACGGGAAGCAGCGCATAGGAGATGCCCTCTATGTTCGGGGAAAGAAGTTCTTACACGGGATCGTGGCAATGGTATTTCTGTGGAAATTGATGCGGAATTCAAAGAAATGTGGATTTGGCAGGAGGATACTTGCTTGTCTGTATTTCCCATTAACTACTGCCCCAACTGCGGCGCAAGGATGGGCGATAACGAAAGCGAGGCGAGATAGCATGAGTGACGTTCTGGTGATTATTGCCGCCGTGGGATGGATTGCAGCTTGCGGATTGTTCATCTGGCGATTGTACTGCTGGGACCGCACCTTTTGGGAGCTATACTACGAGTTGCGAAAGGATGACGACGATGCCAAAGCGGATTAACCCGCGCCGGAGACCGGCGACGATGGCAGACGTGCAGCGCGCGAAGGACACGGCGACGGCAGACGCCTGCCGCGTGACGCTGGCGATCTTTTTCACGGCCCTGCTGGATAAGGAAGGCATGGACGCCGAGCAGCTCCAGCGCATCTGGCGTGAGGTCGAGGCGCTGTCTGAGAGCGTGCGGGACGGATATGTCTCCGCGCCGGACCTGATCCGCGTGCTGCGAGACGAGTACGAGATCGACATCATAGGAGGATGACGGATGCAAAGCGTGACATATCGGCGGCGCGACTATCTTTTTGCAGTGCGCCGCAAGGTCGTCGATGGCCAGCTCGGCTGGACGATCTGTATGCGATCACCGCACACGCACGAGTGGCTTCCGGTCCTCGGCGAGCGACCTTTTACCAGCAGCATGGCGGCGGAGGCGCGGCTCGCGGATCTCGCGCATATCAATCGCTGGGAGGCTGCACACTCGGTCGGCGTCGCT